AAAAAACGCGATTGGTAAAGCGGTTGTTTCCGCCAGGATGCAGCAGAGGGCGGAACGCTTGGAATTTGATATGAGGACCGGCGGCGATTCTACGGCACGGCTCGCGATTCAAGCGGTAACGCCGCTTGCCGCGGTCCGTTGTATTTATCTTGGGCAGGCGTTTTTGGTTTACCAGCCGGAAAAATGGCTGGATGTTATGGAACGTTCGCTTCTTCTGTTTCGGCAGCGGTTTGGTGACAAGTCTTATAAGGCGATTCAACATCGGTACGTATACCATTGGACGGTCCGCAAAATTTCCGTAATTGATGAGATTAGCCCGCAGGTGTATGCGCTTCGCCGCCGCTCGTTCATTGACGGCTTGCTCATGCTGGCGATTCAAGAAGGATTGATTCGGATTGATATAAACGCGAACAGTTTCCAAAAGGCCAGGGCGGAACAGAAGAAAGAAGGCTAAAGGCAGGCGCTGCCGCTTCCAAACATTAAGAAAATGCTTGCTATTGGTTGGGCGTTACGCTATAATAGCCTTGTCGATAAGTGTAAGCGCCTTTCAAGTATTGCGCTTGTCGGTCCAGCTCTAAAGGCGTAAAGCTGGCACGGATTGAAATATTGTTGATTTTCTTTATGAAATCGCACCAAAAAGAAAAGCCCGGCGTTGCCGGGCTTTTTGTTTTTCGCTTCCCTAAAGTATGCGCCACACGCGCAGAAAAGGGCCGCCACGCGTTCCAATCATGGCAGCCCTAGGATTATACCTGCAAAACTTTTCAGTTCCCAAAATATATAGCCTGCTCGCGTTTGCAGGATACAGAAAAGCCCCGGGGCGTTTGCCTCGGGGCTTGTTTTTTATAAGCGTGCATCTATCTTGTCCAGTATTGCAAGGCAAGCATACCAGGAATTGCTTGCCTGGGTATGCAGTGCGGCCTTTTCACTTTTGCGCGGGTCGCGCTTCCAGTACGGGGCATAGTATTCGCTTGCTTCTATGTTTGAACAAGCGCAACCATAGAAGCATCTTGCTCGCTCGGCCATTACGCGCAACTTTTTTAATTGCTGTATTCGCATATTTCTTCCTCCTTTCGTAATAGCCCGGCTTTCGCCGGGCGGGTGATTCGGGGTTACAGTTCGACAACTTCCAGATATGCGCGGCGGCGGTCGCTGTCGATGATGTAGGGGCGGCAGCCGTTGCCGTATAAAAAATCGCTTCTGCCTTTTAATATTCTACACCGGCGGCGGCTTTCCTGCCGGTGTAGTGGGTTGAATAGTTTAAGTTGCTGATTCAGCGGTCTAAACAAAAATTGCTTACGCTGGTTCCGCACACTTCCGCTTTATATATGCGGCCGGGGTTGCCAGCGAAGAACCAGCAAACAAAGAACACTTTCGGTCCGTAAATTGCAACGCTGCAATTATTCGCAAGGTCAATAATAAGATTATGACTATTACGACACACGCCGTCAAGCTGATAAAATTTCTTTCGCTTCACTTTAAAGCCTCCTTGATTTCTGCGGTCCATTCGTTCCGGCTTTTAAAGCCGCCTGCTTCCGCAACCATAGCGGCAATGATACGGCATGAAAAATCATGTTCCGCTTTATGCATTGCCGGTTGCTGGCGAAATTCTTCAATTTTCAGCAATAAATTTAACGCTTCTTCACGTTTCATTGCTTCAACCTCCTTGTTTTAATAAGCGTTTACCTTCCAATCGTTCCAATCGTCAAAGGTGACAACTGACAGCATTTTACGCAAAATGCAAATATTATCTTGGTACGCCGCCTGTTGCTTTTTCAGCATCTGCCAGGCGGCGGCTGCCGCTTCTGCGTCGCTGATGATTTCGGCCGGGCTTTTACCGCTGGCCTGCTTTTCCAGGCGCTTCAGCTCGTCGCGCATGTAGTCACCGTTTAAAATGCGGTTATTCCAATCACCGCCGGGGCGGTCCCACGGGCCAACCGTAAAGCTTGCGTGAACGTGCTCGCGCTTGTCAACGTCATAACTTAAAGTGGTGGGGTCATAGCCGTTTGAATAGCCAGCGGCGCGGATGGCGTCGCGGATGGGGTCAAGGCGCGTGCTCTTCTCGCGCGTTTCCACTTTAAAAATATCAGTGTAGGCGATATAGCAACGGCAAACGCCTTGAGCCTCTGCGTTTACCGCTTCAGCCGCAAAAAACGCGGCGGCAAAATGATTTGCCAGGTCCGCAACGGTGTGTGCCGTGGTGATTCGTGCCACGTGTTCGCGGCATAAACGCCAGCATAACGCGCGGCGCGGTTCTACGGCTGCAAGGCTTGTTTCTATAGCTTTTACTAATTGTTCGGCTTTGCTCATGGTTTCTTCCTCCTTTTGGCCTGCCTCATCAGTACCGGGGCGGCCGGTCCCCGGTATACGCCGCGCGGGGCGGCGTTTCGGCTATTGTAACAAGGGCGTTTCCGGGCGGTACTTTAAAAACTCGCTGCCGTGCAGGTCGCGGATTTGGTCCATGCTCAACGTGCGGCGGACCTTCTTCACCCATTCCCCGGCGTGCCAATACCATAATTTTTTCTTGCTGGCCCATCTGCAGCCCGCTTCCTTCAAAACGTCCTTGGCGGCTTTCGTTTCGCCGCCAATCCATAACCAATTACCGCATATCTCGATTTCAAGGCCTTTCAAGCCCATGAGCACGGCCAGAATTTCGGCGAATTCCGCTTGTTCGGCCAGGATTTCGGCGGCTGTTTTATAAGTGCCGTCGGCTTTCTTGTTGCGCTGCCACTCCTGGCGGCTTTCGCTTTCGGCAAGTTCGGCGGCGCGCTTGTCGTGCGCTGCACTCATTGCCTTAAATTCGGCGGCCGTGCCTCCCTTGTCGGGGTGGCAGCTCATGCAGGCTTTTTTAAACGCCTTTTTCAGTTCCTCGATTGTTTCGCAAGCGGCAAAAATCTTTTTCCAGTCCATTTTCTTTTCCTCCTTTTTAGGTTCCGGGTTGTATTTGGCTTTCAATTCGGCGAATTTCTCGCGGCTGACTTTGGCAACTAATTTTACAAAACAACGGCTGCTATCCCATGTATCATAGATAACGCCGTTAACAACGGCTACGGCGTGCTTTGCTACAAAAACAACGTAGCTGGCGCCGGTGTCGCAATGCTTTGTAAAGCTGTTGACTGTTTCGCGGCTGGCGGCTTTAACTTCAATTCCCAGGTCAGCCAGGGCGGCGGTGATGTTCTTCACGGTGTTCCATGCAGCGCCGCTTTCAAATACCTTTGTTTCCAGCAGCTTTTTAGCCTGCTGGTAGGTTAACGGGGTTGCCGTGCAGATTGCTCAATTAGAGCAATCACCAATATTTTTATTTTCGGGGTTCGCATTATACTTTTCAAAAGTCATTTTCTTATTCTCTCCTTTCGGCTGTTGGCTAGGGCTTCGGACCTTCTGCCTGGCAGCTTTACGGCCCCCAACGGGGCCGCCGTCAGCTTTAATATTTTTGTACGGTCAACCCGCCAAATTCGTTTTGATAGATGGTGTAAAAGTGGCCTTTGATTTCAACGTAGGCCCTTTCAAGATGCCAGGGGAAGTCCGGGTTTTCGACGCTTTCCAGAATTTCGATGTCCTTCAAGCACGGCTGGAAGCCGTATTCACGGTAAAGCGCCAACTGAATCATTTTAGCGTCTTGTGTTTGTTCTTTTTGTGTAGTCATTTTTAGTTCCTCCTAAATATAGCCATGTTGACTAGTTGGTTGTTTTCTATGTCTATGATTATAGTGTATGCGGCTATACTTGTCAATAGCTAAAACGGATATTTTTATATTTTTTTTGACTTGTTTTTTAGGCGCGGCGGCTATATAATGTAGATAAACAAGATTGGAGGGTAAAACATGAGCAAACAAGCAAGCCAAGCTATAAAGTATGCGCTGGATAGTGCGCGGGTTAAGCGGTCGGCTCTGGCGGCTGCGCTAGGCGTGGCCAACGCACAAAGCATTAATGATAAGTTGAGCCGCGGCCGCTGGTCAGCTGATGAGCTAGCGACGGCGGCGGAACTATGCGGATATAGCCTGGCCCTGGTTGACAAGGCCGGGCGCGTCGCTGTGTCTGTTCCGGCGTCAACGCCGCCAGCAGATAGCGACGGCAGCCCCGCAGAGGGTAAATAACAACATTATAAGAGGATAGCAACGGCCGCACGCTGGCAGATGTTCAGCGTGCAGCCGTTCTTTTTTTATTCAGCACCATTTATAATAGATTAACGGCGTTCACAAAAATATAATAATGTATCATTGACTTAATAGCATTTTTTAAGGCATATAATTTATAGCAAGATAATAAATATAATTTAATTGATGATTGACAGATGGATTCTGTTAATCATTTTTTTATTGTCTTTTCTGGTAAATAATGATTATCTTTTCAATATGTATTGTTAATGTATTGTTTAGTGATTGTCATTAATGATAATATTAATTGTATATACAGTTACATAGTTTGTAACGAGAATGTGACGGAAATGTTTAAAATTAAAAGTTTATTAAGTAACACAAATACACCAACAAGAGGCAGGCCGCCGGCAATAGTCACCCAGCCGCAGACGCTGGAGGAATGTGCGGCGTTGCTCAAACAGCAGGGCGCAGCTGTAGCCGTGCTGGCCGTGCAGGACCTGCAGGCCTATTGGCTCAAGATAATGTCAGACAACAAGGCCAGCAACAAGGATAAGCTAGCCGCGTCAAAGCTATATGCTGATAGTATAGGCGCGTTTGACAAGCAGACGCACGCTAACAAGGGCCCGGCTGTGTATCATTGGGGCGCGGCAGATGATGCAGTGATAGTAAACAATTGTTCAGAAGACGCTACCAAAACATAAACATAGATAGAGCTTTTAACATAATCTTTATTATCGGACGTAAAATATTATCCTGCTGCTGCGGCTGTGCTGATGATTCCAAATGTTGACGGCGTGGCTGATGATGTTAGCGGCAGGCGTTCGCCTGGTGATGTGCTGCGGCCGTTCCTGCCTGGCTGATGCGGCAGGCCTACCACGTTTTTGTTTTTGGCTGGGCGTTGGTTCTGATTGGTTGTTTGGCGGCGCTGGCGTTGGTGATTTCCCTGGGTTTTCGCAAAAATTGATTTTGGTTCTTGCCTTTCCCGCTGACATTGAGTGGGGGTGGGGCCCAAAAATTTCGCAGCCGCCGGGGGAGGTAAATACCAAAAATTACCAAAACGATTTTTTCAAGGGGGGTAAACATGGAAAACGTAATACAGATACCATATACTCCACGACCTGCATGGGCGAAGGTGCTGCATAAGGAATTAAGCAGACACCGCTTTGCAGTAATCGTAGCACACCGCCGCTTTGGTAAGACCATCGGAATGGTGAATCACCTTATAAGGGATGCTTTGCAGAGTGACTTAATCAGCCCGCAGTATGCTTTGGTAGGTCCGTTCAGTGCACAGATGGAAATTATTGCATGGGGACCATTGAAGTATTACACAAGCGTCATAGAGGGCATCAAGGTGAATGAAACTAAAAAGTATGTTGAATTCCCCAGTAAAGTACCTGGAGCGCAGGGAGCGAGAATATATATCGTTGGTGCAAATAACCCCGACGCATTACGTGGTACATATTGGGATGGCGTAATACTTGACGAGTATTCGGATATGAAGCCGGAGATGTGGACGCAGATAATCCGACCTGCGATAGAGAACGGCGACAGAAAAGGCTATTGCTATTTCATCGGTACACCCAAGGGGCAGAACAACTTCTATGAGATGTACAAGAAGGCCAAGACGAATAAGCGTTACTTTGCGTATTTGTCGAACGTGTACGATAGCGGCATCTTAGACGCAAAGAGCATAGAAGAACTGAAAGAGGATATGCCGGAGGTAGAATTCAGACAAGAGTATTTGTGTGACTTTAGCGTATCGGCAATCAACGAGCTTTTCAGCCTGGAGGAACTAGATAAGGCTTTCAGTAGAGAGCTGACAGAAAAGGATGTTCCCTATGATATGCCGCTGGTGCAAGGCGCTGATATAGCGCGCTTTGGCGATGACAGAACGTGCATATGGCGGCGTAAGGGTTTAATGGCATATGCTAAACCGAGAATCTATAAGAAGCTGAACACGATGCAGACGGCAGATTATATTGCTTTGGCAATGGATGAAAATAAGGCAGATATGACCTTTATAGACGTTGGCAACATGGGTGCTGGCGTAGTCGACAGATTACGGCAGATGGGGTACACGGCTTTGAGAGAGATACCATTTCAAGGTGCGGCGATAGAGAATAAGCGCTATGAGAATATCAGAGCAGAGATGTACTTCAAACTGAAAGACTGGATAGAAGATGGCGGAGCTTTGCCGGATGAACCTGGACTAAGAGAAGAGCTTGCTGTCATTCACTACAAGTACTCTAAGAATGGGCGTTTAATACTAACGCCTAAAGAGGAGATAAAAGAAAAGCTAGGACGTTCACCGGACCTTGCAGACGGCCTGGCACTAACATTTGCAAGGAAGGTTCCGTTAAGGCAGTTAGGGTTTGACGATAGAAAGCCTAAAGTGCTGATGTGCAACACAGAATATTCGATTATGGGGGCGATTTAAAAATGGGTGGCATTGCAAAATTATTCGGTGGCGGCAACATGCCGACTATTGAAAAGGTGGACCCGGCACCGACTACCGTTGCGACAAGCAGCGAAGTTGCGGCCGGCAGCGACAGTAACAAGAAGAAACGCAGAGGCTTTTCATCTACGCAGACAAGCACTATTGCTAGTGGCGGCGAGGGCGGCCGTAATACTTTAGGCTAAGAGGTAACAGCTTATGAACTTTCAAACGATAGCGGCGAGCAAGCCACAGGGAACACTTCCTAGTGACGGGGTGCCGCTGAAAAAGAACTTGCCAGACCGCCAACGTTTGGTGCGTAAGCTTAAAAGCATGTACGAGGATAGGCGAGATTGGGTAGACAGATGGAAAGAGATAAGAGATTATCAGCTCCCGTTTGTCGGAGAGTTTGACGATACGGCAGACAAGACCAATCCCGCACGCAGACGTGACTTAAAGATTGTGCACGGGGTAGCTTGGAGAGCGGCACAGGTATTCGCTGCTGGCGTTATGAGCGGACTTACACCGCCGAGCCGCCAGTGGTTCAGATTTGCATATAGACGGCCGGAACTGAATACGAATGTTGAGGCTATGAAGGTGCTTGACACAAGACAAGAGATTGTATCAAGCGTGCTTGCAAAGAGCAACTTCTATAACAGCATCCATACTGTATATCTGGAATTGCCTTTTGGACAGTGCCCGATGGCTATATTCTACGACGCAGAAAACGGCGTGAGGTTTCAGACAATGACAATCGGTACTTATGCACTTGAAGCAGACGGCTTCGGCAAGGTAACTACTTTTGCAAGAAAGTACGATATGACTTTGCAGCAGCTAGCAGACTGCTTCGGCGTAGACGCTTTGCCCGACAATCTGAAAGGACTGTTAGACAATCAGGCCAATCTTACTAAGAAGTATAAAGTCTGCTGGATGGTAGAGCCTAACAGTGATAAGCTGCCTGGCTACATGGACAGACTGAATATGCCGTATAGAAGCGTGTACTGGTTGGAAAAGTCAGAGAGTGACGAATACTTGTATGTTGGCGGCTTTGAAGAAGAAGCAGTACCGGTAGCGCGTTATCTTGTCAGCGGCAATGAGGCATACGCAAGAGGTCCTGCGTGGTTTGCAGAAGGCGACAGTAAAATGCTGCAACTGCTGAAAAAAGATTATCTCACAGCAATAGAGTTAAAGATAAAGCCGCCGATGCAAGGCAGTCCAAGCCTTATGAATAACGGCGGTATTAACTTGATGCCTGGCGGTCTAACAGCCGTAGATGACCAGACGCAAGATATGGTTAAGCCTTTGTTCGCGGTTGACCTTGACTTGAAGGACGCGCAGGAAGAAATTATTCGCGTTGAGGATGCTATAAAGAGAGCATACAGTGCTGATTTGTTCTTGATGTTAGATAACCTTGATAATAGCCGCATGACTGCTAGAGAGGTTATGGAGAGAACGCAGGAAAAGCTGCAACAGCTAGGCCCGGTGGTTGAGCGATTGCAGGATGAATTCTTAACACTGATTCTTCAACGTGTATATAACATCATCGACAGAAGCGGTGGATTCCCACCGGTACCGGAAGAGCTACAAGACATTTTGAGTGAAGAGGATGTAGAAGTGGACTATATTTCACCTTTGGCGCAGGCGCAGAAGATGAGCGGACTTGTGAATATCGAACAGGCGATAGCACAAACCGGACAGATGGCACAAGTATGGCCAGAAGTTACGAAGAAGATTAACCCGTTGGGTGCTATTACAAAATACTTTGAAATGCTTGGCGTGCCTGCGATGGCATTGCGCAGTGATGAAGAAGTACAAGAAATGCTCAAACAAGAGCAGCAGGAAATGCAACGGCAGCAGGAAATGCAGGAAGGCTTGGCAATGGCACAGGCTGCGGCTCCTGCGGCAGAGGCGGCCAAAAATCTTACTGCGGCGGCGAATGATTCCAATCCGGCTATTACAAGCTGGCTAGGCGTGCCGGGAGGTTGGGAATAATGAGCGAGCAGTTTAAATATAAATCCAATACCGGCGAGGATAGAAAGCAAGCACTGCTGACAGAGTACATGGTAAGAGAGCAGGCAAGAAGGGATAAAGAGGCCCTACTTGACCTGCTGGGGAGTGAAAGCGGACGCTGGTTCTTGATGCGTATGCTTGATGTGACCAAAGTAAACTCTATGTGCTTTACCGGCAACAGCAAGACTTTCTATAACGAAGGCCGCCGCGACGTAGGCTTAGGCATTATCAAAAGCATTTTAGCACTTGGGCTGCAAGGCATAGAGCTAAAGCAGCAGGCTGAAATGGAGTATGCAGAATTCCAACTAAAGCTACAAGAGCTGGCAGTGGAATATGTAGATAACAACAAGGAGGAATAACTAATGGGCGAGAACGGCGAAAACACAGTTGTAAACGGCGAAGGCGCACAACAACAACCCGATACCGCAGCGCAACAGCAGCAAACAGAACCGACTACTAATGCAACTAATAATACAAGTGCTTCCGGCACTATTGCAGGGAACGGAAGTAATGGGCAAGGCGCACAACAGCAGCCCGGCACAGTGAATTATGACTTTGCAGGAGTAGAAATGCCGGAAGGCTATGAGCTTAGTGCTGATGAGCAAGGACGCTTTGTAGATGTCATCAAAGGCATGAACCTTAGCAATGACCAGGCAAGAGCGCTTGCGAAGTATGGCACAGAGTATGCAAGCCGTGTAGTGCAAGGCGTAGAACAGCTCCGTGCACAAGAAATTGCTAAATGGGGCGATGAAGCTAAAACGGCACTGGGCGCAGACTTGGGCAAAGTACAGGGCCTTTGCGATACTGCCTGCCGTAAATTGGAGGCAATGTATCCGGGTTTGAATGTGCGTGAAGCACTGGAAATCACCGGCGCAGGCAATCAAATTGCTATCGTGAGAGCATTTGCGAAACTTGGCGAACTGCTTGGCGAGGACCCTGGAATGACTGCACAAAACGGCGCACAAGGCTTAAACGCTGCGCAAGGCATTGCAGCAAACATGTACCCGAAAACCGACTGGAGCAGGTACAAATAATATTTAACTTTTAATTGAAAAACAGGAAGGATGATGAAATTATGGCTACTATTGGTTACTCCCAAACTATGAGTGACTTACGTAAGTATTTAACTCCGCAAGGCGCAATTGACCGCGTTATGGAAGTGCTTAACGAATCTAACCCGATTATGGAAGACATTCGCTGGATGGAAGGCGATTTGCCGATTGGTACTAAAACTACTATTCGTGCCAGCCTGCCTTCTCCGTCTATCCGCCGTATTAACCGCGGTACTTCTCCGACTAAAGGCACTGTAAAGCAGCGCATTGATGTATGTATGCACTTGGAGGACCGTTCCTGCGTGGACGTTGAATTGCTTTCCGGCAAACCGAATCCGCAGGCTTTCCGTATGGCAGAGGACGATGCACATGTAGAAGGCATGGGCCAATACGTCGCACGTCAATTCTTGTACGGCAACTTGGACGAAGACCCGGACACTTTCAATGGCATTGCGGTACGCTACAATACTTTGACCGACGGCGGCAAAGGCACTCCAGGACACCAGGTGATTTCCGCTGGTACTCCTGGCACTAACACTAATGCTTCTATCTACTTCGTAGACTGGGGCGACCGCCGTGTAATGGGTGTATATCCTAAAGGCACCCAGGCAGGCTTGAAAACTGAGGACTTGGGCGAAAGTGATGTATACGACGAGAACAACAAGCCGTTCCGTGCATTGCAGACCTTGTACTCTTGGAAGTGTGGCTTGGCGGTACAAAATGTTCGTTCTATTGTGCGCGTGTGCAACATTGATGTCCAAAAGCTTAACTCTTTGACTGACAGTGCGCAACGTGAGCTGATGAATAAATTCATCTTCGCAAAGAACCGTCTGCAAGACCCGAAAGCGCCGGTTGCGTATGTATCTGACGGCGTATACTCTTGGCTGGAGTGCTATCTGAACAACAAAAACAATGTTCATGTTACCCGTCAAGACTTCATGGACGCACCGCCTAAACTGTACCTTGCAGGTATTCAAATTAAGAAACTTGACTGCCAAAGCGAAACCGAAGCGGCAGTACAATAACCGGAAGGAGTGAATAACAATGATTTTTGACCAGCAAAATATGTACATGGACAATTCCTTGACCAGCAATGTAATTGCGAACGTTGGCGGCGGTGATGCGGCCGACCCGTTGTTTCTTGTTATCACTGCGCCGACCGCCTTAGCTACTAGCGGCACTATCACTGCGGCGCTGGAAACTTCCGACAGCGAAAGCTTCGGCACTAAAACCGTTGTTGCGACTTATACCCTTGCTGCCAGCAAGAAGGGTGTCTTGGTTGCGGCAAAACTGCCGTATGGCATGAAGGCTTTTTCCAGACTGACTGTTACCGGCGCAAGCGGCGGCAAACTGACTGCTGGCTTGACTGAAACTGTTCCGAACTGGCCGGGCTGATTTAGTACTTTAAGGGGAGGGCGAAAGCTCTTCCCTTTTTTAATAATCAAGGAGGAATAGTTAAAATGCTTAACATTACCGATGTATGTAATATGGCGCTGGCTCATATCGCCAAAGGGCGTATAAGCAATATAGATGAGCAGTCAGAGTTGGCCAGACAGTGCAAACTGTTTTATGAGCCTACCCGCAAAGAGTTATTAAGAAGCTACACTTGGGGATTTGCAAAGCGCGTGAGCAAGCTTGCAGAACTTAGTATCGAATCTCCGTACTGGTCCCACGTTTACGCCTATCCCGAAAAGTGCCTTGCTGTGCGCAAGATATTTGATGCTGAAACAGGCGCGATGATAAGGGCAGGCGAGCAGCAACAGGAAGAATGGGACTTGTATATGGCAAGCGACAACGTGCTTGGAATAGGCTGCAATATCCCTGCGGCGTGGCTTGAATACACTTACGATGTTGACGACGTGGAAATGTTTTCAAGTGATTTTTTGAGTGCATTTACTCATATGCTGGCGTTTAATATCTGCGTACAACTGACCGGCAACAGCGGCTTGCAGCAGACGCAGTATCAGCTTGCAATGGCGGCATTACAGAAAGCAAAGTATACCACGGCAAGCGAAAAGAAAGAATTGCCGGATTACCCGAGTAAATACTTTGATGGGAGGGCGTAATTATGGCTAGCGGGTTAACACCTTATTATTTATTACAGCCTGCGTTTACCGGCGGCGAAATCAGCGCCGAAGTCGCAAACCGCGTCGATTTAGATAAATATCAGTTTGCGGTACTGCAAGCCTATAATTGCCTTATCAAGCCGCACGGTCCTATTTATCGCAGACCGGGAATGAAGTATATGGCACGAACAAAATATAGCGATAAAGCGTGCATCCTGGTTCCGTTCAACGGTGCAGACAACACCGACTATCTTCTGGAGATTGGTGAGAAATATATAAGAGTGCATAAGAACGGACTTTATATAAACATAGAAGTTATGACACCATACGCGGCAGATATGCTGCAAGATTTAAGATTTGTTCAAAGTGCAGATACTATGTTTATTGCAAGTGGCAAATATCCGGTAAAACAGCTTGCAAGATACTCAGACACTGACTGGCGCTTTTCTGATTTTGAAATTACTGATATGTATTTTGACGAATCAACTACGCTTGAAAATTATAGCGGCATAAGCTATACCGTGCCCGGCTCTTACAATTTCCAACCAACTGTTACCGGCGAATATCAAATTGATATAGCTGGCGCAGGCGGCGGCGGCGGTGGTGCCGTTACATGGAGAAGGCACGGAGAACACCAAGTTTATAATTATGCCGCCAAAGGTGGCGACGGCGGCAGTGGTGAACGCATTATAAAAACTCTAACGCTGACCAAAGGCACAAGTTACACGATTACAGTCGGTAGCGGCGGCAGCGGCGGTGCTTATGCTCATAGTGCAGGCAACTACGAAGATACAACAGCTACTAGCGGCACTAAAGGCGCAGACAGTACGGCGTGTGGACTAACAGGCAGAGGCGGCGGCGCAGGCGGCGCAGGCAGCCGTATGTATGGCGAGGACGGCTATTATTCCGAAGTTGGTACGCAAGGTACAACATATGGCGAAGGCGGCGGCGCTGTAGGTGGCGCAGGCGGCAAAAAAGGTGCTCCAAACGGCACAGCAGGCGCTAATGGCTGGGTAAAGATTTTATATACCGGCAATAAAGAATTGACACCTTCGGGAACGCAAGGCGATATTACCTTGACGAGCAACAAGAATATTTTCGCTAGCAGCAAGCCTGGCGCGTATATCAAACTTAAACAAGAGATTGCAAGCAAGACTGTATCAACCAGCAACGGCACTACTGAAAGAGTGCGCGTAGGCGAAAATTGGAAGGTTATCAGTCACGGAACTTGGAGTGGCAGTTTTGCTATAGAAAAAAGCGACGATGGCGAAAGTTGGAAGGAATACAGAAAATATACATCTAAAGACGATTACAACCCGTCCGAAAGCGGCAGCGTAACAGAACCGGTATTTTTAAGGGCGGTATGTACTATCAGTAGCGGTACTTGCACTGTTGATTTAACAGCAATGGCCTACAATGCGGAAGGCGTTGTAAAGCTTACTGAAATCACCAGCGACAGCACGGCAAAAGCTCATGTTGAAAAAGAGTTAGGCTCAACAGATATGACTACTAACTTTTTATGGGGCGCATGGAGTGAAGAATTCGGATACCCGCAAACACTGTGCTTTTTCCAAGACAGATTATGTTTTGGCGGCACGAAGAAGCAGCCTTATATGGTGTGGATGAGTAGGACAGGTGACTACGGCAATTTCAGTGTAGAGAAAGCCAGCGGCACTGTTACCGACGATAGCGCAGTAGCACTTGCGTTTGTGAGCCGCAAGCAGTTTAAGATTTTACACTTGATAGCAAGCACCGATTTAATCGTCTTGACTGCGGGTAACGAATGGACAGTAAGCGGCAGCGATACTGTAACCCCATCTAAAGCCGTTCCCAAAATGCAGACTACACGCGGATGCAGCACTGTTGAGCCGTTGATGATTGGCGGCAGAATCGTGTTTGTACAAGGACGTGGAAGCACTGTAAGGGATATGGCATATAGCTATGAAACAGACAGCTACGGCGGCAATGACTTAACCTTGCTGGCAAAGCATATCATAGAGAATGTACAGATTGTCGACAGTGCATATAAGCAGGAACCTGACAGCACTATATACTTTGTGAGAAGTGACGGAACTATGGCTTGCTTATCCTACATCATGGAACAAAAGGTATATGCCTGGTCGACGATAGAAACACAAGGCAAGATTGAAGCTGTGGCAGCAGTGCAGGAAGGCGATGAAGATATTATTTATCTTGTAGTACAGCGAGAGATAAACGGCGCAATAGTACGCAATATCGAATATCTGGCAAAGAATCCTGCAAAGAGCAATAACCCCGATGATTATATTATGCTTGATAATGCTATTGAGTATAGCACTGCTGAAAAGAGCAGTGGGGAAACAGAGATTGATGCGGCAGAGTTGGCAGGTGAAAAAGTTACTGTTATCGGTGACGGAAGAATGTATAGCGGACTGACAGTAAGTCAAGACGGCACTGTGACGCTCCCGGCGGCCGTACAACACGCTTTTATTGGCTTGCCCTATAGAAGTATCGTGGAACTTCCAAACGTCGAAATTAAGACTGGTGACGGCACTATGCAAGGACGCAGAAAACAGATTAGTAACTGCATAATGCGTTTAAGTAATTCGCTGGGTGGCATGGTTGGTCCAGATATAAATACTTTGGACTTGATGAATTTTGATGAGCAGAACGCAGTGAGCGATATTAAATTATTTACCGGCGACAAGCATATGACTTTGCCTATTGGCGGCTTTAACAACGAAGGCAGAGTGATTATCGTTACGGATGAGCCGTATCCTTTTAACTTGCTGGCGGTAGTGCGGGAGGTGTCTTTCGGTGGCTAAGAAGTGGACAGTTGAAATACTTGATAATAAGTCAAAAGAAAATGTTGTGCCGTTGATTGAAGAACTTATGCAGGATATACGGCCGCATGATAAGGAAGATTTGGAAGCAAGCAGTGACCCGGTATTTGTGCTTATTGGCAGTATCAAGCTTGACGAAGAAACAAGGGTGTACCGTGGTGAGGACGGAAAACTGCTTGCGATATTCGGCAAGGGCACTATGGAATGGGGCGCGCCAGGGCGCGGAATCTGGATGGTAGGCACGAACGAACTTTACAATGGTTACACAAAGAGCCTGCTTTTCAAGGAAGCGAAAAGAGTGCTGAATGAATGGGTACGCAAGCATGGACTGCTGCACAATATCGTCTACGAGAAGAACCGCACTAGCATTAACTATTTAAGACACTTGGGAGCGGTATTTTTGGTAGAGCCTAAAACAGGTTGGGACGGCAAGAAATTTTATCAGTTTTATATTCCATATAGAGGGGAGTGAGCGTAATGGGTACACTTGGAATCTTAATGGGCCTGCAAACTGTCATGCAGTTAAGTGGCCAACATCAGCAGGCCAAACAGCAGGAGCAGGCATATAAAGCGCAGGCGCAGGCTGCACAGCAGAACGCGGCTATTATGAGCCGCCAACGTGAGCAGCAGGCAGAAGCGTATGCGCAGAAGCAAAGCCAACTCAACGATAGAATGAGGCTTGCAAGAGGGCAGGCGCTGGCGGCGGCCGGCAGCAGCGGCCTAACCGACAGCGGCAGTGTTGCTGATATTCTTTCAAGCAGCGAGGACGCTTACAAAAAAGACAGTATGAATCTGTTGCAAAATCAGCGTAATGATGCGTGGAGCACTTATGTAAACGAGGTTAATTATCGCAACCAAGCAAGCGCATATAATGCGGCGGCGAAGAACGCTAAAGCCAACGGCAAAATGCAGATGTTTAGTACGCTTGTAGGTGCGGCGGCGAACGCTTACTCTAAAGGTATGATTGGCGGCAGCAAGGGAACAACTACGGTAAGCAGTGACGATTGGTACGATGCTAACAGTGATTTCAATCTTCCTGCTAGCAATATGAACGGCTTCAATCTCTATAATCAAGCAAAGAAGAATAATCCGTTCATGGATAACGCAGGCTTTACTAAATGGAGCTGGTAAGGGAGGTACAGTATGAAGATTGCAGGTTATCAAGGCAGCGTCAATTTAGGTACCGGTGGCGGTGCGACTGTCAAGGTATCGAGTGACCTTAACGCTTATGGCAGCGGCGGCAAAGGACTTGCCGCTATTGCCGGTGCCGCCAACAAATGGGCGGTAGCAGTAGAAGCACAGCAGGAAGATGAGGACAAACAGTCCATTCTTAATGCTATGGATATATTTAACAAGAGCCGTTATAACATCATGTACAACGATGAAAGCGGCCTTATGAATACAAAGTTAGAAGGCACTGCCGGTGCAGGCGCAAGCTACACAGAGCAGATAAATAAAGCAAGGCAGGATGTATTAAGTAATACCAAATTGCACAGCCAAAAGAACCAGCTTGCATTAGACCATTTAATGTATCAGAGCGCACAGCAAGGCTTCCAGACTGTCGACCAATACGAGCAGAAGCAAAAAGAAGCAGTCACTGATTTGCGCTATGACAATAATATTCAGAACTCCTGCGAGTTTGTACAGAAGAACTGGAACAACCCGCAGGCGCTGCAAGATGAAATTATTCGTACACAGTTGCTGACAAGTGCTATATATGGCAAGCGTGGCGCAGAGTTTATCGAATCTAAGAGCAGAGCCAACATTGGGCAGGTGGTAGCAAGTGCCGTCGGTGCAAGCATCACCAACGAAGATTATGGCACTATGCGTAACATCATGGATAAGTACGGTAGTTATCTGACTGCTAATCAGCGAGCCGCTTTTGAGAAAGTGGCATACGATAAAGAAAGTAGCGCTTTTGAAAGAAATACTGCTAAAGATTTGTATGCTAAATATGGCGATGATGAAGAAGCGGTACGCAAAGCAGTTGAAGGCATGAAGGGATTTAGCGGCGGTGGCAATGAGTTTGACAACCTGGTTGCTGCGATAGGTGGACAGGAAAGCGGCGGCAATTATAACGCCAAGAATGGCCGTACAGGTGCAAGTGGCAAGTACCAGATTATGCCGGATAACTGGCCTAGCTGGAGCCGGGAAGCTGGTTTGCCGGCAGGTGCAGAAATGACACCGGAAAATCAAGAGATTGTTGCACGCTTTAAGTTGAAACAATACTATGATAAGTACGGTGCACGTGGTGCAGCTATTGCATGGTACGGAGGCGAAGGCGCGTTAAAATATAGCGCGGACGCTATGAATCGCAAGCAAGGCAATGGCGACGAACCTAGCATCAACGAATATGCAGACAGTGTATTAGCAAGAATGGGCACAGGGCACAGCACACGCAGCATGAGCCAGGACGAGCAAGACCGCATTATGAAGCAATACCGCACTATCAAGGCAGACCATGACAGAATAGAGACCTACAAGAAAAACAAACTTTTTGAAGGAATAAAGAGTGATTTGTTTAGTATGTTTAATAACGGCACAAGCTACAGTGACGCTATGGCATGGGCTACTAACCAGGCAGGCAGTGACCCCGACAAGTACGTAACGTATCGTAATGCGGTAACGGCGATATACGGACCGCAAGGCGGAAGCGGAAGCAGCGGTAGCGGTGGAAGCAGTAACGGAAAACTTGATGATGATGCAATAGGTGTACTGGAAGATATGCTGCAAGAAGGCAAGTTTGCTAGCATCGACCAATTTTTAGCATACGCTGCTAATAAAGGTGCATCGTCTGCACAGCGCGGGAAGTTAGAAAAAATATACAAAGATTGGTATAACGGTACAGGCGAATTTGCTTTTGATATGGAAGGCCTTGTACAACAAGTCGCAGGCAAAAATGCCGATGCACTGTATAAGAAAAAAATCCAAAACTACGGGCGGCAATGGGTGCGCGCTTATCGCACAAAAAATCACGGCATGAATCCGGGTGAAACGGAACTGCTGGAGGCTTTGAGAAACTGCGTAACAACTAAGGTTTACGGCAGCTATGTTACTGAAAAACATTCATTCTGGTTTGACAGCACAGAAGATATAAAAGCAAGTGACGCAGATTTAATTGCACGTGGTATCGCAAGCGTAAATAAAACCGGGGATGATTGGTACGATGTTAAATGGTTGGATGGCACATCGGGCAAAATAAACGGTGCATATCTGGCAAAGTTACTGAAAGGAGATTACTAAATGGCTAATGAACCTTTAGACGAATTCGACCGCAGATTGAAGGCAAAAAAGGAATATGCTAATTATGGCTTTATTGCTGATATTGACAGCGGCTTGTCACCTGCCGAAACTTTAGGCTATTATGACCTGCAAAAAATGAGCGACGATGAATATAATAAGTTTTCGCAGGCAGTAAAGAGTAATAGTTCACCGACGATTGATACTAGCAGCATCATCAGCGACGATAAACCGGGCATAGGCACTGCCGTAATGAACGGCCTTAAAGGTTCTGTACGCGGCTTATTCGGTGCTGCTAAAGCGGTGATTGATTCTAATATTGAAGCTCACAAGGGTGACAAGAATGTTGTCAAAGAGTATGACCAATCCGAAAACATCAGCAAGGCTTTAGGCTATGTTACCGACGAGATTTTAAAACGTGAAGAAGTTAAGGCTGATACGGCGACTGGGCAACTTGGTTATGATTTGGCTGAAAACGCTATTCAGCTTTTAGTTCAGCTTGCGCTGACTAAAGGCGTAGGCGCTGCCGGTGCAACTGCAAAAACTGTACACGCTATCAGTATGCTTTACAACGGCGCCAACATCAGCGGCGAACAATACCTGCGATTGCGCAAAGAGGGCGTAAACGCAAGCAGAGCAGCAGAGGCAGGCTTGATGAACGCAATCCCGCAGGCGGTACTTGAAGAACTTCCGCTTGGCAGACTGCTTAAAAAGATGCCAGCCGGTAGCGGACTGAAAGCTAAGATATGGGAAGTTACCAAACGTGGCTTTGAAGAAGGCGTTACCGAAGCATTGCAGGAATTCCCGGAACAGGCTACGGACTTATGGGCAAAGAACCCCGGCGCAAGCACTGCCAAACTTTCGGAGATGTGGGGCGAGAACTGGCAGCAGAACTTGAAAGAAGCGGGGTATAGCGGCCTTATTGGTGCTATCCTTGGCGGTACTGCAAGCGGTGCAAAGGTTGCAGTTGACAGCGTTGTTGAGCACGTCGCTTTGAAAGCCAACGAAGAACGCAAGGCAAAGTTAGTAGCGGATGCTGAACGAATCAAAGAAACAGGCATTAACCCGGAGCGTGCGGCGGCTACAATCGAAGCGAATAATCCTAACTTTGAGGACGATACAGTAACAGTATCTGCACAGGACTTGGAAGGCTACAAGCAGACCAGCAGTAACAACAAACTTTTTGAGGAATTAGGAATTACCGAAGAAGAAGTAGAGGCGGCTGCAGAACTTGGGCAGGATATAGACATTAGTCGCGGCAAGTTTACGGCGGCAATGGCTAAAGATAATGCGCTGTTTGAAGCTACGAAAGACAATATGTACTTTGACAGCAACGGCGAATTGTCGGACGGCGGCGCAAAGACACGCAAAGAACTGCGAGAAGGCTATAACTTAACCAGGCAGGCAAGCGCGGAGCTTGACACAGAACTTGACGCTATTGTTGGCAGCGCTACTAAAGCAGGTATGAATAAATCTCATGCCGGCAATTTGCGCTTAGTGCTGGAGAGCCGCGCACTTATTGCAGACCCCGAAAATCCTGCTGCATGGCTGCAAAAGAATAAGCTGCGCTTTGAAGATGGCGGCAAAGCTAAACAAAAGAATGGCTGGTTTAGCAAGGGAGGAGTGCTTAAAAAAGAGCAATTCTATACTACTAATATTACCGGAAATGAGATGGGACACTATTCAGATTTGAAGAGCTTGCAGAAAAAGGCTTTTGCATGGTATAGGGACAACTTGCAAGGCACGAGCGTTCATAATGGTGTATTGGGTGATATTAGAATAGATAAAGGGTATCAAGAAAATAATATTAAATTTGGCGCAAGTGGCAGAAAGAAAATGGAACACACTTCCGCTAAAAAAGAAAAACTTTTTGCATTGCGCTATTTACGTGAAATTATGGAGAATGGTAATTTCGTTACAGAATCTGCGCCGCAAAAAGAAAAACATTCAGACGAGAATTTTTATTATATTCATTCTGCACTGAATGTTAATGGTGAAAAACGTTATGTAGTTGTTACAGTAAGAGAACATAATGATAAATCATTATCATATTATAATCATAATGTTTTTAACGAAAGTGAGTATAAAAAAATAGAGGACGCGTTCAAGCCCTCGGGTTCCGAGCAATTCAAGGCTCAGCCCAGTATCTCAAACAAAACGTCCTCTTTTGCTGATAGTGTATCACAAAAAGCAGATAATTACAAGCAACAAAAAATTGTCAATGGTACACTGAAAGATAAAGGCATGATTTCCCCAATGGATGATGGTACTTATGTTATCACGCTTTTTAAAGGTGCAGACGCAAGCACAGTTATCCATGAAACAGGACACTACTTTGCAGAAACTATGATTAACGAAGCACTTGCAGACCCCAGCAATGCAAGACTAAATGCTGATGCAAAAAAACTCATGGAGTATGCAGGCATTGATGCTGAAACATGGGCAAGCGGTGACGTTGAAGCAAAGAGAGCCGGGCATGAAAAACTGGCAGAAGCATTTGAAACCTACATCATGGAAGGCAAAGCGCCTAGTGTTGGCTTGCGCGGAGTGTTCCAGAGATTCGCTAATTGGTTATCAGCTATTTATAGCAAGATAGCAAGAAGCGACAATGCGGCAGAGCTGACACCGGAAGTGCGGCAAGTGTTTGACAGAATGCTGGCTTGCCGTGAAGAGATTGAAGTTATGGCACGCATGGAAGGTATGTTTGGTGCTTTACCCGACAATATCACATCCACGCTATCCGAACAAAATAAAAAGACCTTGCAGGATAAAATCTTAAAGGCTAAAGACAAGGCCGTGGATATTCTGACAAGACGTGCAATGGCTGATTTCAGCGCAAAACGCAGAGCTGAAAAGGCTGCTTTCATCGAAGAAATACGGCCGCAGATTGAGCAGGCAGTAGCGCAAGAACTTGTCAATCGTGCAAGAGTGCAAGTCGGGCAGGAATTTGGGCAAGAATCAAAACTTGCTAATCCCGCGATTATTGCGAGAAAATACAGGCACGTTTTAGGAAACGTACTGCCAAACTATAATGATATGCTGAACGATACCAACGCCAGCATTGACGATATACTTAATCCGATAGTTGAGTATCTTCAAGCAGAAGTCGACGCATATGGCACACTTTCTAAAGAGCGTGTTGCAAACGCTGAAGATATGCTGATTGCTATGTTCAGCAAGTCAAGACAGAAAACTGTTACCAATCCTACATTCGTTGTTGATGAGCACGGCATGGCTCATGCTAACTTTAGGCAGAAAATCAACGAATGGGAAACAATCGAAGCTAATCCGCGTAGGCTTGCAAGAAAATACATTTATGGTAATGAGCGCATAAACTATAACGAATTATTAAAAGACACAAACAGAACTATTGATGATATTTTAAATCCTATTGCTGACAGAATAGAAAGCGAGCTTGCGGAATATCAAGATACAGTCAAGAGTGAGCGTGCGTTTTTCATCAATGGTAAGTGGGGCTACTTTGCCGCAACCAATAGAACAGAAGGCAAGTATGCAAATGACTTTGCAGGCATACCGGACCAAAGCGCAGTCTTGGTTGATTTTGGTGAGATAGGCAAGGACGGAAAACGTCATTGGACTAAGCGAGCTTTAGAGCAAGCGGATATTGAAGGCCTTGTATTCCATGAAGCAGGTGACAGTATTCGTAATGTCAACTGGGTATCAAGATACGTTCATGACTACGGCGGCAGCGTAAGCGACTTGACCAGTAAAAAAGGACGCAGAAGAATTGCTGAAAAGATTGCAAGAGGCGAAGATATAGCGGATTACTACGATTTGCGTAGCACCGGTTTAGATTATGGCGACGCTGAAATTAAGGCAGACTTTAAGCATATTGTAGATGAGCTAGACAGACTGCAAGCCTTGAAACATAGACTTGAAACAGACCCCGAAGGTGTCGACCTGGTAAAAGAAAGTAAGCGCAACCAATTATCGCAGGAGCAAAAAGAACTCTTTGACCAGATAGCAGAGGAAAACGGCTATGCCGGCGGCTATGAAATGGCAAGAGAGATTGTCGAAGGTTATACCGTCAATGAGAATGAGGGTAGCGACGTGCAGGATAACTGGGCGAGAAACTACATTCGTAACGGCGGTGACAGAGCAAAACTTAAAAGCGAAGAAGGCTTGAAAGAGATTGCCGAAACTTTGGTAGAGGGCGAACAGCTTACAGAGCTTAACGAGCTTAAAGCCTTGAAGCTCGAACTTGAAACTAATCCGGATAAAGTCGACCTTGTGGAGATGAGCAAAAAGCGTGCCTTGTCTAACGAGCAGAGAGAACTGTTTGACTGGATGGCTGACAGTTTGGGCTATGACAGTGGCGATGCTATGGCGCAGGATATTTTGACTTCACCGAGCGAAAGAGCTATGGTACGTCAAGAGATTGACAAGGCTGTGAACCGCAGATTCCCCGACTTCATGCAGGAGCGTGAACAGGCAAGAGAGGCGGCAAGGGAAGCACTCTACAATGACGAAAGCGGCGAAGTGGTTGCACTTGAACAACAGCTTATTGATGAGGCACTCAACGAAATAAGCGACAAGGATATTAAGCAAAAAGAGCGTGAGAATATTGCTAAAGTGCGGAAGCAGAACGCAGACAATTTTGCTAAACGCTATATTCAGACTTTGCCAGCAGGCGAAGTTATGAAGCCGAGAAGATTTGCTATGGCAGAACGCAGAGCGGCGGCTAATGCAAACAAGGCTGCGAAAGCTGGCCTTTTGGAAGAAGCGGCTATGTATAAGCAACAGCAGATGATTAATCACGCTTTGTATCGTGAAGCAGTCAAGGCCAAACATCAGATTGAAAGCGCAAGAAAGTACGTCAGAAAGCAGATGCACAGCAAGAAAGAAGTGTGGGGAACAGAGCAGCACTTCTTCCAAATGTGCGCATTGCTGGAGCGTATGGGCTATCACCGCAAGGACTTTAACACCAACGGCAGAGAAGTGCAGCCGCTTAGCGATTACATTGCAGAGATGCAGGCAAAGTACGGTGACGAAATTATTTCTATGCCGAAGTTTGTTCTGAACCCGAATAATGATTTGACCAACGCGCCGCAACTTAGCCTTGCGAACTATATGGACGTTATCGACGCGCTGAAAAACATTCGTGCTATTGCAAAACAGGATACGCAAATGAACAAAATCGCCGCCGGTGAAGCCTTTGAACAGGTTAAGGCTGATACGATAGCGCACCTGCAAGAATTGCCGGTAGAGTACGAGGCGGAGATTGGCAGCGACAGTAAAAAGAGCCTGCGTAAGCGAATTGTTGAATGGCCTAAAAATATCATAGCTACACTGCGTAATGCTGATAACTTCTTCTTAATGATGGATAATTGGACGGAAGGTTATTTTACTAGGGAGTTTTACAACAAAATCAACCATTGCGCAGATATGGAAAGCACGATGCTTGAAAGTTACCAGAACGAGCTTATAGATGCTTTGCAGAAATGGGAACCGGACAAGAAAACAGGCATTGCGCATGATACAAGAATTTACTACAAAGAGCTTGGCGGTAGCGCAGATAAGCATGCTTTGATTGCTATGCTGTGCAATCTGGGCAGTGATAGTAATGCTGCAAGACTTTGTTCACAAAAACCGGTAGGCGTAAAGAATTCTGATATATGGGTGGAAGAATCGGAGCTTATAGGCAGAGAAGAAGCAATGCTGCAAACCAAACAAAACCTTATAGAGTTTTTGTGTAAGCATCTGACTAAAGAAGATATTGCCTATGCGCAGGCACGTATCAATGCAGCAAGTAAATTCTGGCCTATGCTGGCAGAAGTCAATCGCAAGACAAAAGGCTTTGAGCCGCCGAAGATTGAAGCGTCACCGCTGGTGCTGAAGCTTGCAAGCGGCGAAAGCGTAGTATTTGACGGTGGCTACTTCCCGTTGGAACGTGATACACGCACCGGCAGTATGCCCGGAAAATTTGACAGAATCGACAGCACCGAAGAAGGCAACAGACCGCCACAACGGACTTTGACTACTAATACCGGGTCCAGTAAGTCACGTACTGGCGGCAAATATCCCGTAGACTTATCGCGTGGCAGTGAGGTTACGGCGGTAAAAAGCACTATTCACGATATTTGTTATCGTGAAACAATGCTTGATTTCAGAAAGGTACTGAACGATGAGGATATTTACCGCAACATGGTTGAGCGTTTAGGCGATACCAACGTAAGACTTTTTAGAGAGTTTTTGCAGGCTTGCGCTAACCCATACGGCAATAAGACAGCGTACATGGCAGAAAAGACATTTACAAAGATTGCCAACGCTTTACGTAATTCCGCAATGAATATGGCTATTATGTTTAACTTTAAAGCGGCAATGCAGAACACTACTAACATATTTCTTTATGGTAATAGCACAGAAGGCTTTACTCATGCCGACGCTTTCAGAGCTTTACTTCGCAGCTTTACAGGTGAAGGCAGAGCAGAAGTAGACGCTATTTGTGCAAAAAGCGCTTTTATGCGTGAGCGTTCGCAAGCGCCAGACATTACGTTAAGGGATATTCAGAAGCGTTCTGACCTTGACCCGATTGAGAAAAAGACGCTGAAATATGGCGCATTGCTTTTAGGCTACACTGACATGATGACTGCAAAGCCGGTATTTGCAGAAGCATACATGAAGAAAATCAACGAAGGCAAGACAGAGCAGGAAGCACTAGACTTTGCGAATACTGTTATTCGCCGCACGTTAGGCAGCAGCCGTATTCACGATGTATCAAGCCTGCAACGTAGCAGCGGCTTATTCAGAGTGTTTACGATGTTCCAGGGATTTTTCAATACGCAGTTTAACCAATGGGACAGAGAGGCACATATTGTAAAAAGGTTATGGAATAGCGGCGAGAAAAAAGAAATGGCTGAACGGCTGATTGCTTTTGTTGGTGCCAAATTTCTCAGCGTGTGCTTCCTGAACGTGGCTATAGCAGAGCTTTCCTTAACCGCTCCTTTTGAGAAAGACGAGGACGGTTATCGCAAATTGTCAAAAGAGCTTATCAACTACCCGTTGTCTATGGGCGGCCCCGTTGTGCAAGCGGCGAATGTTGGCGTGCAAACTTTGCTAGGTATGAGAAACTACGGCTACAGATTGACAGCGGTGCAAGGTTTGATGGACAAAGGCTTTACAGTTATAAGACGTGCAGGCAAAGTTGCCCGAGGCGAAGAAGGTCCGGGTGAACTAGCAGAGCAGGCGGCGTATGTTTTTGGCGCATGGCGCGGCGTTCCTGCTGGTATCGTCAATATCCTATTCAATAGCCTAGATATTGCTGAGGATAATATGGACTTTGAACTGCAAGACTTGATTAAGCGTCGCCCGCGTTCCGAACGTAAACACGAGCAGTAGCTTATGGTAAAGAAGTAGTAAAATAAAAAAATCTGGCAGTGTAAAAACTGCCAGATTTAAAATGAATATGCTGGTTTATTTTCTTTTGCGTGATATTGATTCGGCTATTTCTGAGCCTGCGCCAAAAACGAGCGTCGCGATTACAGAGAGAATGGCGAGCATTGCTTCAAGCGTGAGATATTGCAGCACAGTTGTGTACCACGTTTCAGCGAAGATGAACCCTGCTATAATGGCGATAGGCACGCAGACCACGAGTGGAAAGCCCATAAACAATGATAAAGAAAAAATGAATGTGGCTATGCCGTTATCGTGAAACAGAAACGCTGCTCCCGGCGCTACGCTCGTGATGATTGCAGCGAGTAAGTGAAAGCCAAACCAAATTAGTACAAGCATGATAAGCATAAAAAGTATAGGCATATAAAGCACTCCTTTCTTTGCATTATAGTATATCACAATCGCTATAAAATATACATAAGAATTTCACAAATGCTCATTGCTAAAGTTAGCAAATTGTGTGCTAAAATTAAAGAAAGTAAATCATTTAATGTCTATCTAATTTTTAGATAGACATTTTCTTTTTATGAATAAACGAAAGGGGTTGCTATTATGCTTACTCATGTTGACAACAGAATCACATATAGTGGCAACGGAAATGCAACAGAGTTTGCGTATCAGTTTAAAATTTTAGACCGAACGGACATA